TGCCCTCGGGCAGCCAGCCATCCAGGCGCCAGGCTGGAGGCTCGGGCGTCTGGTGCTCGAGCACGCCCCAGTCCATGGGCTGGATGTCGCTCTTCGTCTCCTGTTGCTCAACAGGCGGCGCTAGGTTCACCGTGATGCTCGGCGGCTTGCGGGTGTCGGGCGCAAACTTCTCCGCTGACCTCACGGCCCGCGGAATCTCAGCCCGCCTGGCCTCCCACCGCCTCACCTCCTCCTCAGGCCCTGTGGGGCGCACCGCGTCCATCAGGCTGTAGAGGTGCTCGACTGCCGCGCCCGCGAACATGCCACCAGCCACCAGGCTCGCCGCCATGCGCGTGAGGCTGTCGTGATAGGCCCGTTCACTGGGTGCGCCTGTCAGGCCCTGCAGAAACTCGCCCGCGTGTGTGCCTGTAGATGTTGATGAAGGTGCGGCTTTCGCAATCGCCAGCGTGGACCTGAGCGCCTCCAGGTCGATGCCTACGGCGTCGCACGCGTCGGCCAGGCTCCAGCGCACCTTGGGCTGCCAAGACTCAAGCTGCACCTGCCAGGTGCCGGCCGCTCGGGGCTTGGTGTTGGAGCCTGTGGGTAGGCGCCCGTAGCGCACCAGGGCGTTGCCCGAGGCGTCGTTCGATCTGCCCCTGGCGGCCAGCGCGGACATCACGCGGTCGATCAGGGCCTGGTTGGCGGTGTCTGGGTCGGCCGGGTCGAGCAGGATGCCGACCTGGAACTTGCCCGGGCTGGTCTGGATCGCGTAGCTGTAGCCCTTGACGTCGTCCATCTGGACGTCGTCCAGCAGCAGCACGGCCAGCCTGACGAAGGCCTCCTTGCGCCTGACGATCTCGCCGTCATCGGTGCAGCGCAGGATGGCGGTGCAGAAGTAGGTGTTGTCAGCGACAGCCTTGTCGATGAGGCTGGCCTGGGCGGGCAGCCCTCGGTACGGTCGGCCTGACCAGACGTCGGGCGGGGCTTTGCTCGGGTCGGCGCGGAAGGTACATACCCAGCCGTGATACCCCGATATGAGTTCGCCGAGCAGCTCGGCCATGAAGTCTGAGTTGTTCATCGTTGGGGCTCCGACGAACATGTCAAACCTCGACTGCGACAAGCTCCTTGATCTCGATGGTCACGCCCTTGGCGCGCGCCATCTCAAGCAGATCGGGCCAGTGGCGCTGCGGGATCTGGCCGCCTGTGCCGTCAGGCCGCGGCTGGCACCAGCGCGACAGCGTGCTCTTGTCCAGCTTCAGGTGGTGGGCCACGTCGGCCTTGCCACCGAGGCGCTCGATGACGCCGTAGGCGGGGTCCATGGTGTGGATCGTGGGTATTGGCATGTTCGCTCCAGGTTGTGAATTGCGCAATCGCAAGACCAATCCTAACTTGCGTTTGACTCAACGTGGAGGAGATGCCACTATGCAGCTGCTCAGAAATTAGCCGGCAAAAGGCCCCCGAACATGAACACCTTGTGGTTCCGCGAACGGTTACAAGACAAGCACCTGTCTCAGCGAAAGTTGGCCAAGATGCTGGATATTGACCCTGCAGCCGTCTCGTTGATGTTCCGCGGACGTCGCAAGATGACGCCCCATGATGCGCATCAGATCTCCGTGATCCTGGGGGTGCCTCTCAACGAGGTGATGCGCAACGCCGGCATCGAGGTGACCGAGGACATCCACAACTGCCCCATCGCCGCGCACGTCAATGAGCACGGCGCGGTCACGCTGATGCCTCGAGGCACGCACGACCTGGCCAAAGGCCCGGCCGACTGCCCTGTGGGCACCTACGCGGTGCAGGTGCGCTCGCACGCGTCCATCAAGGACGGGTGGATGCTGTTCGTCACGCCGGCCCAGGTGCCTGCCGACTCCAACCTCGACCAGCTGTGCCTGGTGGCCACCGCGGACGGCAAGCAGGTGATGGCAGTCGTGCGCCGCGGCTACCGGCGTGACACCTGCAACCTGGTGCTGTGGCCATCCATGGAGATCCTGTCCGACGCCCAGATCGCCTGGACGTCCACGGTTCTCTGGATCAAGCCCCTCTACTGACCCCCTCTGGCTGACTTGCGCAGGGACCAATGTCCCTGTATTTTTGTCGGGCTTGTGTTGTGATTGTCTCAATGTGGAGCAGAATTCACGGCACCACAACGAACCGGAGCCCGAACGTGAACCACACCACGCGCCGCTTCCCCCGCACTCTCCGAGAGGCCTTCCCGCACGACCGCGAATGGGCCTACAGCATCGAGAAGCACAAGGCCCCGATGTCTGTGCTCGAGGCCATGGTGGCCTGGGCGTCCATCGCCGGCATGTCGGTGCTGCTGGCCTGGGCGGTGGTGGCATGAGCTGCAAGCACTGCTCCGGCCCGTGCGACCAGGGGCGCAAGCCCTGCCCCGCGCCTGACGCGTGCGAGATCCGCAACGACGACGGCCGCGAGATCGAGTTCCTCGGTGGGGTGGTGGTGGTGATCACCATCCTGTTGGTCCTGGTCCTTGTGCTGGCGTGAGGTGCCCAGCATGCAACGCCGAAACCTCGGTGACAGACAAACGCGGCCCGCGCCGGCGCCGGGAGTGCCGCAACGGCCACCGCTTCACGACCAACGAGGCCATCACCAGTGGTGTACGCCTGAAGGCCGAAGAACCAGCTCCTGTCCCGCCTGGTGGCCTTTTGGCTTCGGTGTGGCGCTCACCCGTTCCCAGCAACAACGAGAAGCCCTGAAAGGCCTGGAAGACGCCCTGTTTTGACCCACGAAAGGAATCACATGGAACCGATAGACCAACTGGCCACCGAATGGGCCATCGCCAAAGAGAAGGAAGACGCCGCCAAGGCCGAGCGCGTTGACATTGAGGAGAAGCTCCTCAAGTTGCACCCGGCCAAGGAAGAAGGCAGCGAGTCGTTCAGCACGCCCCGCGGCGCCAAGATCACCCTTACCGGGCGCGTCACCTACAAGGTGGACATCGACAAGCTCACCAGCCTGACAGCAGCATGGCCTGACGACGTGCGCCCGGTCAAGACCAAGATCGAGGCCGATGAGACGCGCCTGAAGGCCATCCGCAACGAGAGCCCCAAGCTCTGGGCGCAGATCGCCGCCGCGGTCGAGACGAAGCCCGCCAAGACCGGCGTCAGCATCAAGTGGAAGGAGTGAGCCGTGGCCTTCAACCTCGCTTCCATCTCCAAGACCAAGCGCCTGCGCGCGCCCAAGGTTGTCATCGCCGGCCCGGGAAAGATCGGCAAGACGACCTTCGCAGCCAGCGCGCCCAACGCGGTCGGCATCCTGACTGAAGACGGCGCCGACGCGGTGGACGCCTCAGCCTTCCCGCTGGCATCGAGCCTGCAGGAGGTCTACCAGGCCATCGGCACCCTGCTGAAGGAAGAGCACGACTTCAACACCGTGTTCATGGACAGCCTGGACTGGCTCGAGCCCCTGGTGCATGCCCACGTCTGCGAGCAGAACAAGTGGGCCAGCATCGAGGCGCCGGGCTATGGCAAGGGCTATCTGGCCGCGGCTGATGAGTGGCGCACGCTGCTCAACGGCCTGGAAGAGCTGCGCCAGCGCCGCAACATGGCCGTGATCCTGATCGCGCACGACAAGATCAAGCGCTTTGAGTCACCGCTGCACGACGGGTACGACCAGTACGTCCTGAAGCTGCACGACCGCGCCGCTGCCCTGGTGCAGGAATGGGCCGACGTCATCGGCTGGGCCAACTACCGCGTGGTCACGACGCAGACCGACGCCGGCTACGGCAACAAGGAAACCAAGGCCCGCACGACGGGCGACCGGATTCTCCATGTCGAACCCCACCCCGCTCACATGGGCGGCAACAGGTTTGGCCTGAAGAACATGCCCCTGTCCTGGGAGGCATTCGCAGCCGCTTTAGCGGCCTCACAAACCTGAACCGAGAAGACCATGCCCCTGTACGTCGTCACCGACACCGCCAACGCGAAGACGCGCCTGGTGGATGCCCAGAACCCTGCACGCGCCCTGCGCCACGTCACCAGCACGCAATTCGGCATCAAGGCCGCCAGCGCTGCCCTGGTGGCCAAGCTGATGGGTGCTGGCATCCAGCTGGAAACCGCCACCCCTGAATCTCAACCCGAACCACAACCGGAAGGCTACTGAACCATGGCATCCCTGAACTTCAAGGCGAGCTCGATCCAGATCGAGGAGCGCACCACGTCCTACGGCCCGCTGCCCGCGGGCGAGTACGAGATGATGGTGGTCAAGTCCACCACCAAGCCCACCAAGAGCGGCAACGGCTCCTACCTCGAGCTCGAGATGCACATCATCTCGGGTGAGCACACCGGCCGCCGGCACTGGGAGCGGCTGAATCTGGACAACCCGTCCCTGCAGACCGTGAAGATCGCGGAAGAGCAGCTGGCCCGCCTGTGCGTGGCCCTGGGCTTGGACGAAGTGGACGACAGCGATCAGCTGCACGACAAGCCCTTCGTGGCCGAGTTTGGCATCGACAAGAAGGACAGCACGCGCAACGTGATCTGGGGCTACCGCGCCATCACGGGCGCGCCTGTCAGTCCGGCCAAGCTCAAGACGACGACGCCTCCGCCCGCTGCCGCGCCAGCCAAGTCCGCACGGCCCTGGGGTTGACCATGGCGGCGCTGCCTGAGTCTCCACACACCACCGCGACGGCCATCGTCAAGTGGTACGAGAGCAAGCCCCAGGAGCACCGGCCGCACATGGGGGCCAGCCTGATTGGCCACCCGTGCGACCGCAACATATGGATGACCTGGCGCTGGGTGCTCAAGCCTGAGTTCAAGGGCCGCATCCTGCGCCTGTTCAGCACCGGCCAGCGCGAGGAGTCGCGCCTGCTGGAGGAGCTGCGTGGCATCGGTGCCCAGGTCTGGGACGTTGACCCCGAGACCGGCGACCAGTGGCGCGTCAGCGCGCTCAACGGGCACTTTGGCGGCAGCCTGGACGGCATTGCCAAAGGCCTGCCTGAGGGGCCAAAGACGCCTGCGGTGCTGGAGTTCAAGACGCACTCGCACAAGTCGTTCCTGGACGTCGTGGCCAAGCGCGTGCGCGAAGGCAAGCCGCAGCACTACGACCAGATGCAGGTCTACATGGGCCTGATGGAGCTGACGCGGGCGCTTTACATGGCCGTGGACAAGGACACCGACGACGTCTACGTCGAGTGGGTGGAGTTTGACAAGGCCCGGTTCGACCAACTGCTGGCCCGCGCCGAGAAGCTCATCGGCATGACCGCGCCGCCTGACCGCATCAGCACCGACCCGACGCACTGGCAGTGCAAGTTCTGCGGGTTCTACGCGCACTGCCACCAGGGCGTGGCCGCGGAAGCCAACTGCAGGACGTGTTGCCATGCCTCACCCGTTGAGAATGCAGCATGGCGCTGTGACAGTCACAACGAGCACTTGACTGTGCAAGAGCAGCGCGAGGGCTGCGAGGACCACCTAATGATCCCCGGCCTGGTGCCCTACGCCGAGCCGGTGGACGGCGGCAGCACCTGGGTGGCCTACCGGCACCGCGAATCGGGCAAGACCTTCGTCAACGGCCCGGCCGACATGCCGCACGACACCACCTACGGCCCGGTGTTCAGCAGCACCGAGCTGCATCGGTGCCCGGGTGCGGTGCTGCCCGACGCGGTGGAGACGAAGGCAGAGTTTCCTGGCGCCACGGTGGTGTCGGGCAGCGTGGCCCCGCGCACCGCGTTCGATGACATGCCGAGCGACGACCTGGACGCGGTGCCGAGCAAGCCCGACCACCCGGTCAAGCGCGAGAGCCGCAAGCGCATCGCGGCCAGCATCAAGCAGCTCGAGGCGCTGCAGTGACCACCTGGCTCCTCGCCTACCTGCAGGCCCGCAGCGACGAGGTGGGCGAGTGCTGGGAGTGGCGCGGGGCCGTGCAGCAGCTCAGCCGGGCCCCGGTCATGCGCCACGACGGCCGGCCCCAGGCCGTGCGCCGGGTGATTGCGCAGACCCTCGAGATGAAGGTGGATGGCCGCTACGCCACGTCTCGCTGCTGCAACCCGCTGTGCGTCAACCCCGAGCACGTCATCACCGTCACGCGGCAGCAGCTGCAGCAGCGCACCGCCAAGGTGACGCAGATGCACACCAACCCGGCCCGGTGCAGGAAGCTGGCCCAGAGCGCCAGGCGCAAGGGCAAGTTGAGCGAGGCCCAGGTGGCTGAGATCCGCGCCATCGACGGGATGAAGCAGCGCGACATCGCGGCCCTGTACGGCATCACCCAGTCCACGGTGTCGGCCATCCGGCGCGGCGTCAAGTGGAAGGACTACGGCAACCCCTACTGGCAAC